ATAGTAGTCAAGTTTTTATTAAATTAAATCATGTCAGAATACAAAACATTATACCAAAAAGCTTTATCTGGTGACTTCGAGATTGGTAACGTTTATGAAAACTTAGAGCGTTGCCGTGAGATATCAGCAGAACTACAGCTTATGGATGTTATAGACCCCAACTCTAAGCAAATAGGTTTAATATCCGAATTGTTGTACCGCATGAAGAATATGCCGGAACTACAGATATTAGACGTAAACCTGTTTACAGACGAAGAGCCTAATTAGTTGGCACTAAGCCGTACTATCAAAGGCGTAAAGCATTTTGCTTACGAATCTGAATTGGAGTTTCGTACTGCACATCCTAACACACCTCTGATTACAGACTGGAAGAAAGCAGAGGAGGGGGACTGGTGTCTTGCAGACGATGGTAAGATAGTACAGATACTAAAGAAAGGTTGTTTTGTAGATTCCAAAAAAAGAGATAATGATTATATCAGAACAATTATTGGTATGTTTAATCATAGAGGTAAGGGTTCTTTTGCAGGTACGGTAAAAGATGAGATATACAGGTTTACCAAGAAATCAGACTATAAAATTAAAACAGGTGGGTATCTTACAGATGCAAAAAGAAACTTTGCAAAGTATATTGCACACGGCATGGAACCTATAGAAGCATATCAAAAAGCATTTCCAACTACAAACAGTTTAGAGTATGCAGAAAAAAAATCAACACTACTACTTAAAAACAAAACAGTGAGGCAAGCAGTGGATAAAGAAATAGAAAACTTAATGTCAGAGGTAGGCATTACAAAAAGATACTTACTAGAAAGCACCAAAGATGTTGTAGACAAAGCAGATGCAAAAGATAATGATAAGCTTAGAGCCTTGGAGACACTGATGAAAATATCTGGTTTACTATCTACAGAAAAGAAAGTAGACTCTGTAGCACTGATACAAGAGTTCTCTGGGTTTAGCAGAGACAAGCTCAAAGCATTTGAGCAGGGTATACTACCAGAAACAAAGAAACAATTATCTGAATGAGCTTTAACATTACCCCACCTCCATCAGAGATGGATAAGCGAGATGAGGTACTAGCAAAAGCGTATAGCAACCTTATCTACTTTGGCAGAGCCTTTCTTCCTAACGACTTCCTAAAAAAATCAGAATCAGCACCCTTTCACTACGAAATGGGTCAGAAGATGATAGATACAAGACCCGGAGCTAGGATATGCAATATTATACCAAGAGGTCATGGGAAGTCTGTAGTAGCCAAAGCCGCTATCATGCACAAGCTTTGCTTTGCGGCTGATGACCAGCAACATTTTATTGCGTGGGTATCGGAAGAACAGTCACAAGCAATAGATCATTTAAAGTATATACGCTCTCACTTTGAAAACAACAAGATGATACGATACTACTTTGGAAATATGGATGGTGGTAGTGTAGGCAAACGCTGGACAGAAAAAGATTTAGTTACACCCAAAGGTGACAGGGTAATATCCAAGGGTACATCACAAAGACTTAGAGGTAGAGCAGAAGTAGATGTACGATATACTGGTATTGTCCTTGATGACTTTGAATCAGAACTTAACACAAAAACGCCAGAAAGGCGTGCAGATATTAAGAAATGGATTGTATCCACAGTGTACCCTGCCTTAGAAGAAACACCGGGCAAGGAGGGCTGGATATGGCTTTCTGGAACTATTGTACACTATGACTCTTACCTGCAAATGACGTATGACGGTTGGAAAAAAGCAAAAGAGGACAAAAGGACATATCCTTGGGACGTAAACTTTTATAGAGCTATAGAAGATGGCAGGCCCTTATGGGAATCTCAATTTAGCAAAGAAAAATTAGATGCAAAGAAAAGAGAGTTTATTGAAGCTGGTCTAGTAAATAAGTTTGCTCAGGAGTACATGAATGATGCTAGAGATGTTACCAGTGCATCTTTCAAGATAGACAGAATACAATACTACAACGGAAGAGTTGAATGTAAAAATAAATTTAACTACCTTATAGACGGTGAAGATGCGATACCGATCAACATATACATGGGTGTTGACCTTGCGGCAACAGCTTCAGAAACTTCTGACTATCAAGTCATACTGGTCATGGGCATTGATTCCAGCAATAATCGGTATGTATTGGAGTATTTTCGTGAGCGTATACCAACATTCGATGTTCCGAAGGAGATTATTAGACTTGCAAACAAGTATACTCCAGTACGCAGAGTTACGATTGAGACAGTTGCGGCACAGGAGATGGTTCGGGATATGGTTACACGGCTTTCCGCACAAGAGAAGAGACTTCTTCCGGGTATATTTAAGGGAGTTAAGCCTCCGTCTAGAATCAAAAAACAAGATAGGTTGGAAACTACCCTTGGCCCTATTGTCAATTCTAAGAAGTTGTATATACAAAGAGAGATGACAGAGCTAGTAGATGAGTTCTTTGAACATCCTAAACCTAGAAATGACGATGTTATGGATGCTTTATACTATGCAGACTACTTTGCAAGGGCTCCAAAGAGTAGCAGAGCTAAACTAGAATCTATTGAAAACGTTGATAATCATCCTATACGCAAGATACAAAACAAAGCATACAACTGGATGACAGGTTCTAGACTTTAAATGTTGCACTATTACATTGTTTGTTGTTAACATAAGATAGCTAAATACACACATGCCAAGGTACTCAACAAGATCAAAGAAAAGATTAGCAACTTGTGACGAAAGGTTGCAGAAGGTGTTTAATGAAGTAATTAAGCACGTAGACTGCTCTATACTGGAAGGTCACAGAAGTAAGGAGAGGCAAAATAAACTATATGATGAAAAACGTACTAAGGTTAGGTATCCTAATGGTAGGCATAATTCTAGCCCTTCTAAAGCCGTTGACGTTACCCCTTATCCTGTGGATTGGGAGGACAGGGAACGACAAACCCTCTTTGCTGGGTTCGTTATTGGCATTGGTAGGAGCATGGGCTATAAGATAAGATGGGGTGGAAACTGGGACATGTATGAAGAGAAAGGTAGATGGGAAGTCAAAGACAATCGCTTTGATGACTTTCCACATTTTGAGATCAAAGAATAATGCCCGGCACTACAGATACAAGGAAAGCACAAATACCAACAGGTTCTTTTATAATGAATTATCAAAGCTCTAGGATGTATCCGCAACTAGAGTCATTAGCAAGAAAATACAGTGCGGATAAAAAAGATATGGCAAGTAGCCAAAACGTAATATTAACAAATGGTGAGATTTATTTTCCACCAGATGCAGTTGAAGCAATAGGAGTTGAGAAATTGGAATACATGAATAACAAATCAAAAGGTGGGGCTCACGATGCTATTGACAACGCAATGGCAATGAGTTTGCTAAAGAATATAAAGCCTATGTATGGCGGTGGAATGGTTAAGCCATCTATGAAACCTATGGCTGGTGGGGGAATGATGGAGTCGTATCGTGGTGGCGGTATGGTTATGGATCAGTATGGTCATGGTGGCATGGTAAAAAATAAAATGATGATGATGGAAAAAGGTGGACAGTTAAAACCTGTACCAGAAGACAATCCCGGTTTGGGTAAGTTACCAGAAATGGTAAGAAACCGCATGGGTTATATGCAGGAAGGTGGAAAGGTTATTGATTATTTAGATACCGCTGGTCTGTATAATCGTTTTTTAGCGGAAAACAATAAAGAACCGTTGTCAAGTAAAGATTTGTTAGTATATAAAAGTTTACAAAACCCAAATTTAACAAGAAGAGAATATTTAAACTTATTTGATTCAAGAAGTGATGTAGGTGCTAGATTTGCAAAGGATGCAAGCTTAACCTCTGCATTATTAAATGAAAAAGCAATGGAAGGAATTACCGAATCTGATAGTTTAAAAATTATAAAGGCTTTGTCTCCAGAAGGTAAAAGAATGTATGAGTCTTATTTTTTAAAAGGTGGTATGCAGGAAGGTGGCATGGTGGATGATTCACTTATGGGTATGATGGGTGGTGGAATGGCCATGAAGAAAAATATGATGGGTATGCAATATGGTGGAATGGCTAAGAAAAAGAAAAAGATGATGGGCTATCAAGAAGGTGGTGCGGTTATGTTACCACCTCAACCTATGGATCCGCTACAGATTGGTGCTAGGCAAGCAGACCCTTCTATGTATGAGGGTAGTACATTAGGTGCTATGAGAGATCAAGCTATGATGTTAGAAGACAGCATACAGCAAGATACTGTAAATAGAGCCAGAAAAACTTTACAGTTAATGAGACTGAAGGGCATGTTAGGTAATGCGGAAATGCTGGACTCTCCTACTGGAAACCCCGTTTTAGATAGAGAAAAGCAAATGAGAGAGATGCAACTTAGAGAAATGTTTGGAAATTTTTCTGAGTAAGAGTATGGAACAAGACCCAAGAGCATTATATAACGATGAACTGTACCGACAGTGGCGTGACTCACGCTCTGACTGGGATACAGAAGCTCGTAAAGACATTGACTTCTACCTTGGTAATCACTTTACTGCGGATGAGTCTGACGAACTAGCATCAAGAAACCAAGCAGATATACCTATGGATCGTGTATCTGCGGCTATAGAAAAGTTTAAAGCTGTGTTGACATCACGTCCTCCAGCATTTACATTGACTCCAAGAGAAGACTCAGACGTGCAGGTCGCTACTCTATGGAGAACAATCATGGGTTACGTGTGGCAAAACTCTGATGGTGACTGGCAAATGAAACAGGCTATACAGGATTATGCTACCACAGGAATGGGTTATCTATATGCGTATATAGATTCCGAATCAGATTTTGGTAGAGGTGACGTTAAGTTTACCTATGTCGATCCGTTTAGAGTATATGCTTCTCCTAGCTCTCGTGATCGTTG